GGAAGATTGCGTATTCTTTTATTTTCTCCATTGCTTTCCTTCACTTGTCGTTTACGCCACAGGCTCACTTGAGGTCATCCAAGTCGGACAAGTCTCTGGCTACCCGCAGCACTGCGAGGATGGCTTGATCTACGCTGTTGACGATATCTACCTGCCCTCGCCAATCCCTGTGCCAGATGATCTGGTCTGGGGTTAGCTTCTGGTCTGATGGTTTCTTGTTGCCATCCTTGACTTCCAGCAGGATATTGAATCCCTTGTATCCCACCAGAAGATCAGGACAGCCAGCACCTACGCCATGCAGATGCTGAACAAAGCAGCCCATGTGCCGCAAGGCTTTAACTATTTCCTTTTGATTGTCGTCAACCTTTGCGGCTCTCATACCACTCCTCACGTTTAAAAACTATGCCGTCCTTGGCAGGGCTGTACCCATCGCAATCTACTTCTGCTACGATTGACATGAACACAGCCCCATCTCTTTGCAAGTCTGCTGCCATGCATCTGCCGTACCCCACCTTTGCATGGGAGGGGTAGTCGCGCAGGTTGTAGTTAATACAATGCAGGCATCGCATTATTTTTCCCGTAGAAGCTTGGGGATTTATGCTGCTTGCATGGTTTGCATACCCATCGGTTTGTCTTGTTGCATTTCTTCCAATAGCCACCTTGTATTTCCCGGTGACTATTGCATGAGGTACACCAGCGAGTGCCTGTGTTTTCTAGCTTGGTCATAGCAACCCCTTGATGTCACGAATTGGTATCTCATACTTCTCATGGACTTTGAGGATGATGGATGCTGTGACGGGTCTGCCAGCCCGGATCTTGCAGATAGCAGACGGCACGATATCGAGCGCCACTGCCAGTGCATGGTCATTTTTTAAACGATAATTTTTTATCAAAAAATCGAATAGTCGATGAGCCGGTTTCCTTATTTTTTCTGGTGGATAATTTGTATTCATTGATTGTCCTCTTGATATCTGTCTCTACGGCTGGTGTTGGGATGAAGCGGTTAGGGTCATCAGCAATCTGTTCGCTGATAAGTTTCTTCCTACTTCGCAAGTATTCTTTTGCTAACTCAAGCTTGACGTTGTAGTCCATTGTCTGCCCTCACGTTATCTGGTTTACCTTCTTCCTCATTCATCTTTGCGCCGAGATATTTCAGCCGCGTCTGGTACGCTTGGGTTAATACTACACGCACCATTGCATCAAGACGTTTCATGATGGGTTCGTTGGCTTCCCGTAGTTCCCGAAGTTTGGTCATGCGGGTGCGCGGCGCTGCCTTGCCTGATTGCGTAACCTGATCGGCGAGCTTGTTGTACTCAACCAGCCACTGATCCATCGAGCCGATGGATATGGGTTCCTTCCCCGGCACAAAGAGAGGCCATTCGGCACCAGTTTCCTGCGGAACGCTTGGACTAGCGACCTCCTGTGCGTCCACGGTAATAGCGTCCTGAACGTCGATAACCTCCGCAGAAATGTCTGTCGCCTCTGCCTCTGGCTCTGGTGTGTCGGCATCTGGCTGGCTCTCTGTCTCAAGTACCTCATAGGTTTCCTCTATCAATTTTGCTGGAGCGATAGCATCCAATGGGTTGCGCGGGATGTCCTTGATCTCTGCTGGCTTAGCTACCTCTGGGTAGTCATTGGCCTCCTCTGTGGTGATGAGTCCCTTCAGTGCATCTGGGAAGGCATCACGCAGGGCAAAACCTCTGGCTCTCATCTGTAGCATTCGCTTGGGGTAGCTAGTCCACGGCCCCTGCTTATTCCACAGTCCAGCCCGCTTGGCATCCTCTACTGAGAACCGTGCTGTGACGGGCTTACGCCCCCTTCTGTGGGCGATACAGACGGCGACAGGGTTCGGTGTACCTTCGCCCTCAAAGAACTCCTCTACGCCCTCACAGGCTGGGTGTGCCTGCACCAGTGCCATCGCTGCATCACCGTAGACTGACGGCTTGCCATTTATGACGCTGATGTTTTGCAAAGCTTGCATCGGGGCAAGACCGATCTCGGTTCCCCATTGGATGGCGACCAAGATATCCAGCGGCTTGCCTGCGTAGTTCTTCGGGACAAGATTACTGTTGGCTAGTTCGGACGCGAAGTCCTTGGCTTCTGCGAATGTTGTCGGCAGGAATCCTTGCCTTACTGTTAAGTTGCTCATTGTTTATTCTCCGTAAGTTTTTTTAGTCGGTATTCTTTTACAAAGTTTTGTAAGTCTGCCTCTTCCCTCCACCAGTACATATCAATGATGATGTCCTCAAGTATTCTTATTGCTTGTTTATGCTTTCTCTTGTAACCATGTGAAGGCGTTGACCCTATGACAGCATCGTAAACAATCTTTATTTGCGCTTCGTCGATTAACTCGCACCCATCTTGTTTGTCGTGTATTTTCTCGTCAGAAATCCAATCCCTCAGGAATTTGTATGTCATCCCTTGATCTCCTTCACGGTTAATGTTGATTGGCGCACGGAGTACGCCGCCTTCCCTTTGACTACGCGATCTTGTGTCGCTTGGTAATTCCGCATAGGCCAGCTTACTTGGTAACGTCCTATGGTTGCTTTACTGGCTGTCTGCATAGCTTCTTTGATCTTAGTTTCGCGATCATTGATGATTTCCTCGCACTGCTTTATGTCCTGCTTGGCTTCAACAATATCCCTGACCCATGTTTCATACTCGCCGCCTAGACTGACTTCGGATTCGTCTGTGTTGTTCCATGTTCGGTCAGCGTCAGAAGAATTGACAGGCGGGTAGTAATCAATATGCCTGTCCATTTTCCAGATGTCAAGTCTACGTTGAAAGTCTAGGGTTGCTTCGGTGATGGCTTGCAGGGTTGACTCGTGCGGTTTAAACAGGAAAATCCTTAGCTCTGTGCCGCGATATAAGACGCACAGAGCGCCCCATTTAGCGCCGGTGATATCCATCTGTGCCTGAAGCTGTATCGGCCCTCTGTAGAGCGCTGGGCTATGCTCTGGTGCCACTGATGTTAGTTTTGCTTCGAGAATTCCCCTGCCCTCCAGCAAAATGGAATCCCCATCCATGACCATGATGCCTTTTTCAGAATCGCTGCCTATGCTGAGGCTGTTTCCGTCTGCGGTAGCGTCAATAGAACAAGCCAGTGGCAAAAGCGGATGGAAATAGGGTTCTGGGTGAGAGGTTTGTAAGTTTGCAACATTTAACCGATTCGCCGCCTCTACTAGGATCGCTTTCTCGAAATTGTTCCCCCAATTCATCGCTTCATTCTGCTGAAAGGGTGAATCGATGCCGTTGATTGAATCGATTGTGGCCTTCAATTCATCATTCGGGCTTCTGTATTTGCTGAATCCCATGACAGCAGGTAGACGAGAAGCGGATAGCATCGTATCTGGTGTGACTTTTCCAACCATGATAAACCCCTTATTAAAATGTTAATGTAACTCGCTGAATGATTCGCTCAATCATTGACTGGTTGACTGTGTAACCCTGCTCTGCTGACAGGTTGACTAGCAGCAAGACTTGCAAAGCATCCGGTTCGGACAGGTTCGGTGCTACCTCATAGAGGGTTGCTAATGTGACGGGCATAGTGATCCCTTTCGGTTCATGTGGCGGTAAAAAAACCCGGTACGGATACCGGGCCGGTTGATGCTCTGATACGGTTAAGCGGCAAGCTTGATTGAGATAACTTTATGCATGGTCTTGCCGTGTGCTGGATAGGCGATGACCTTGGCAAGCTTATGAAAGCAGGCACGGCACCCGTTACACTTGCCCTCGTGCTCGTAAGCTTGGCAGACTGTCATACCCTTCTTGGCATCAGCAGCAGACGGGATGATCACGGAACCGTGTAAGCCCTTCGTGTACTGGCCTGTCACACTGTCAGACGAGAATCTCACGGATACATTTTTTAATGCCTGCATCTCAGCAAATACTTGCCGAAACTTTGGAAACTTATACATCCGGGTAGGTAACCAGTGCTGGCACCACGGAGTACGCTTCATAACCTCTAGAATCTTTTCAGCAAGGGCAAGGGTGTATACGTCACCCGAATCAAACCAGCGGAAATAGCGATCCTTTTCCAATTCTTGGCACATGTCATCTGCCCAATCTAACCGTTTCCAGTCTTCCTGATTATGCAGTCTGGGTGCTTTGACGTTATTGAAGCGGTAATTGCCAGTCGTTGCATAGCATCCCTTGCAGGCATCGACTAGTTCGCCGGGTGAAGCAATGGAACCGGGGCAGGTATCAATGGCCTGCAGAGACCATGAACGGATGCCGTCAAGCTTTGAGGTAACAGAGATTTTTACCATGATGTCATTTCCTTTCAGGGTTAGACAGTTAATTAATAGGCAAGGCACATAAATAGGAAAACAGCAAGGCAAGCAAAGGAAAACAGGCTTGCCAGAATGTCAGTGAGAGAGGGTTTCATTGATGCTCTCTGGCTAGTTGGACAAAAGCCAGACCGAGCAAGCCACCGCCACAGAGTGACAAGATGCCACAGAGCAAGACAGGGAAACCGATCAGAACGAAAGCAATGACGATTGTATTGACAAGAATAGTTGCAAGAATGAGCAGGGTTGAGTCTTTCATGGTGTCGTGTCCTTTTAGGGTTGACAGCCCGCCGAAGCGGGCGGGTTGATTATCAAGCAAAATATTGATTGAATTCCTTTACTGTTTTTGCAATTCTTTTTTGAAGATGGGATTGATCTTTAAATCGATAATGCCATAGTTCATCACCTTTTACGTTATCAAGGCAAATTGCACTAACGTGCGGATGCAAAGTTCCATAAACCGAAAACCCGCATTTTTCATTTTTCCCCAAAAAAGAATAACCAGCAGGAATTTGGGAAGCGGTTTGATTGTTCATTGTGTCTTTCCTTTCAGGTTTAGACGTTAATGTGTGCTGCTGAGTGGCAGTATATATCTTGACGGCAGGAACACAAGATAATTATTTCTATCGAATATAGCTGCGTGATATATTCCGCCTATGGAACAGAAAGCCACATTATTGAGATTGCGGGTAGATGTCAGGGAAATGCTTGACCGGCAGGCAGAGCAGCAGCGTAGATCGCGGGTATCAATAGCAGAGCAGGCGATCAGAGAGTATTGCAGGCAGCATGAGAGCACGGAAGACAAGATGCAGAGGTTAATCAATGCAAAGCTTTGAACTGCCAGACGCACCACTGATTAAACAGCACAGGCCACAGGACTTGCGGAAATATTCCATTGTGCCGATCAGAGCGGCAGCAGACAGACGAATCCTACCCGCAGCGATGAGAGTGTTGCTCGTGGTGTGCTCATACGCCAACAGAGCGGGCTTGTGCTGGCCGTCACATGAGAATGTAGGAAAAGCTTTAGGTGTCAGCAGGCAGGCAGCAGGCAGGCAGATCAGGAAACTGATTGATATGGGATATTTTCATAAGATTAAGAATCACAGTTACGGCAGGACAGCACAGATTCTGCGGGTAGTGTACGACGAGAACTTAGCAGACCGGACACTGCTTCAATCTGTCCCATTCGATGATCTGCCACCCGAACATCAGCAGCACAAGATCAGACAGGCAGAGAAACTGTTAAATCCACCACAGGATACATTTAACAGTGTTGCGGTAACGGCAACTGAAGATAAGGCTGGGGAGCTAGTTGGAAGGTCATATGTGTCAAGATGGATATCACTCAACAGGCAGGCAGGATTTAACAGACTGGCAACACCTGAAGACTATGCTGTCATTGATGAACTAGTAGCGGCTGGTGTGACTGTGCCTGTACTTGATGGCCTTGTAACCGCTGCTCTACAGTCTGTCGCAGGCACTAGCAGAGAGCCGCCGCACCGAATGATTGCCTTCAGACGTGCTGCATTAGAGGCGATGTCAAAATAGCACCATTACCCCTCCCCTACCCACCGGTATGTAGGCGGGGTACCCCACTCAATTTTTTCCTCATTTTCCCAGATTTATATGCTTTAAATAATATTTATAAATAGAAAACAATGTTAAATCTGGGGTAGTGGTTCTAATAAGTTGGGTAGATGTTCAAGCTTCTTTTTTGCGTAACCGGCCACCCGATAGTAACTACACATCAGTTAAAAGAGTGACAAGTTGTGAGCATGGCAGTTGGAGCATCAAGTCTCGCTTTTAAGGGCGCTGTGGTATCACCAGATTACAGGAAGCTTGCGCCACCATAACCAAGGCCTATCCTCACGGAATCAACCTTCACAGTATTGACTTGCTTGCAGACTAAGGGTGTGCTGTCACTCGCTTAGTCTCGACGGGTGACTGTTCGCCAACTGCCGTCTTTAAAACAATGTATCAGAACTGCCAGCCTTTTTCAAAGCAGTTTATCAAGCGGTTTGCTGAGTGCTTTGCCTTTTTCTTAACTTCTTTGACTTTAGCTTTATTTGAAATGCCACGCTTAGATATTTTCTTTTCGGCAATGGTTGTGGCGACTTGTTTACGCCAATCACTCATTGCCTCCTCAAGCTTTTGCTTCCGCTTGAGATTGGCCTTTTCCAGTTCTGTCAGTTCGATAGCCATAAAAAAACCCACTAGGAAGACCTTGTTCGCACCCCCCGTAGTGCCGGAGGCAAGGCCTTGCTAATGGGTTCTTCATCTGGTGCGAAACAGACGAATAGAGTATATCGCATTTTTAAAGAAGTGTGGTAAGGTCAAGCCTCTTTATTTTGGAGAGCTATATGACTAATTATGTGACTCCGTATGAGTTAAAAGATGATAACGGTAATTTGTTCCTGAACAAGAAGAAGAATGAGAATAGCCCGGACTGGTCTGGGAAGATGAAGTTAAATGGGCAGTTGTTCTACCTGTCGGCATGGGAGAAGAAGACGAAGAACGGGGATCTGTTTTATTCGGTGCGGCTGGGGAAGATGGTACCAGCAGAACCTACCCAACACGCAATAGATAAAGGCAATGGATATATGCCTAACGATAAAAAAGATAATATGGATGACGAGATACCGTTCTGATATATTGTTCTCCGGGGAAAGCGGATGCTGGTGTGCCGTCCTGCATATAGCGGGTAGCATTGCAGCCAGACGCAGCGAGTACCCGATTTAATTAAAACAAATGTCAGTTACCAAACAAATACCGTCAATTAAGCACTGGGGTGGAGTCCGCAGAGTCCAAGAAAGACTAGGGGGATCCACTACCATTGCCAAGAATAGGGAAGCTGTCGCTTATGCCCTGCTGACTATTGCTAATACCAAGCTGACTGACATCATGGAGTGGGATACCCAAGGCAATATACAAGTCAAAGCCAGTAAAGACATCCCTGAACACGCACTGCAAGCCATCAAGTCCATCAAAGTCAACGAGCGCTACGACAAAGAAGGCGGCTGTGTGAGAACGCTAGACATAGAACTCTACGATAAAGTCGGCGTTCTACGCATCTTAGCTAAAGCCTCTGGACTGCTGGATACTGCCGAGGAGTCAGACAAACCGAGCGTTATCGGCATTAACGTCAAAGCGCCTGAGATCATCGACGCAGAGGAAGTCCGTGAGCAAAACTAAAGATGCAGGCACAAAGGAAATGCCCGTCACAGGGCTGAACTTAGACTTCTCCACCAGCCCAGTCGTCTGGAAGTTCCTGCAATCTAAAGCATTCGTTCGCGGAGTCATGGGGCCAGTAGGTTCCGGTAAATCATACGCCTGCTGTGCTGAGATCATGATGAAGGCCGTGCAGCAAAAGCCTAGTCCCATTGACGGCATCAAGTACAGCCGCTTTGCGATTGTCCGAAACAGCTACCCGATGCTAAAGACCACGACGATTAAGACGTGGCTTGACCTGTTCCCAGAGAATACCTTTGGCCCCCTGCTATGGACACCACCGATTACCCACCACATCAAGCTGCCAGCAAGAGATGGTGCTGCCGGGATCGACTGCGAGGTGATCTTTCTTGCGCTGGATCAGCCAAAGGATGTGAGAAAGCTACTCTCGTTGGAGTTGACAGGTGCATGGGTCAACGAAGCACGAGAACTACCCAAGGCAGTGATCGACGGATTGACACACCGAGTCGGACGATACCCGACTAAGCGGGACGGCGGTGCTACTTGGCACGGCATTATATTGGATACGAACCCAATGGATGATGACCATTGGTGGTTTAAGCTGGCTGAAAAGGAGAAGATGAGTGGGGCGTTTAAGTGGGAATTCTTCAGACAGCCCGGAGGAGTCATCGAGGCTGATCTTGCAGAACTTCCAGAAAATCCTGAAGCTAACGATTGCATCTATAGCGCAGGAA